GCCGCCGCAACCGTTGATGGATTGGATTTCAACGGAGGTATTACAGGACTTACAGTTACTCACGCCGGTGCGGGATATGATAGTGCGGGTGCGGTTGTTGCAACATTCTCTGGTTTCGACTCGGCCGGTAACACCGCTAAGTTCGGTGAAAACTCTATCAACATGTCCCTCTCTAGAGGTATTGAAGGTAACGATCTTAAACTCATCGACAGTAGTGGTTTTGTCGAATACTTCCTGAGACTCAATGCATATCCGACTTCGGGTCAAGGTGCCATGTTCACCATTGGTGGTGGACAAGACGGAGGTACTAAACAGTATATCTTTGGTGTCGGTTCAGGCGGAGGTATTGTATACTCTCGTGCAGACAATGAGGGAGACTCTGCACAAATTGTTGGTGGTGTCACTCTCAGTTTGGGATCTTGGAACCACATAGGTATCGGTCAAGACAGCGATACCATGTACATGTTCATAAACGGAAGTAGAGTCACACCAAACGTTACCCTTCCAAATACTGCGGACTTTATCAGTGGTACGTATTCGTTTGGTGCGGTTGCCGCCCGTGATCTGGATGGTATATCTTATGGTGGTCTCTCCGGTCACATCGATGAGATCAAGGTTTCTGCGGGTACAGAAAATCAGATTCTCGCAAGTCGTTATTCCGGAGACTCCGACACAATCACTGTTCCTACTGTAGAACATGATAGTGACTCAAGAACATCTCTACTTGAACACGCTAACGGAACTCTACCTACGGTTACTGCGGTGTTGAACTCTTCGGGTGGAATTGGATCTTTAACAGTAGACACTGCTGGTTTCAACTACAACGGTACACCTACTGTATCTTTCAATACACCTGTAAACGGAGGAGACTTCGCTACGGGACAGATCGTTACTCAGGTATTCCCTACATACACAATGAAGGGCGAGGTAACGGACTGGTCAGATTCAGATCGTGTACTGCAACTCGCACACGTAGGTGCGACAGACGGGAAGTTCCACGAGTTCAATACAACACGCATGGTTACTAGTGGTTCGGTGCAACACGTTCCTTCATTGGTGACTGAGTTACAGGAGATTCAGAATACCGCACAGAATAAGATATTCGATGACTTTGAGGGCGACTTCTTAGACTTCTCAGAAAGTAACCCGTTTGGAGATATGAGTTAATGTTTGGTACTTGGTTTTACAACAAGAGAGTGAGGACTGCGGTATCCGTATTCGGATCGTTGTTCAATAACCTTTATGTCCTAAGACAGAACGCAAGTGGACAGACTATATCTACCGCTAAGGTTCCTCTGTCCTATGCACCCCGAAGAGACTTTATCGAAAGACTTGAAGCCATGCAGAGAGGTGAAGAGGCAGAACGTAGAGTTGCAGTCAAACTACCTAGAATGTCTTTCGAGATCACCAACATGCGGTATGACTCACTCAGACAGTTACCCAAGGTAAACTCTTTCTACGAAAACGTAGCGGGAGATGATTACAAACGTAAACGGGTGTACACATCTGTACCCTACGACATCGACTTCCAACTCAGTGTGTTTGCAAAGACACAAGATGATGCACTACAGATTGTAGAACAAATCATTCCATACTTCAACCCACAGTATTCAATTACTGTAAAACCCTTTGCGGATGAGATGAATATTAAAGAGGACGTGCCAATCGTCCTCACAGGAATAACCTTTCAAGATACCTACGATGGACCTTTAGAGACAAGAAGGACAATCGTTTATGATCTAACCTTCACCATGAAACTGTCTTTCTATGGACCGGAGAAAACTCAGAGTATTATTAGAGAGGTTAATAACAATCTGTATCTCATGGGTGCAGACAGTGACACCTTTATTCATAACATAAATATTACACCGGATCCAATTGATGTGAGTCCGGATAGTGACTATGGTTTTAATGTACAGTATTTGGATAGCGCCGGATGAGTGAAGACAACAAGAATATAAAGACAGACTACGAGTATTCTAGGGAGACGTATTACGACATCCTTGAGAAGGGACGTGAGTCTATGGATCTGATGATTGAGGTCGCTCGACAGAGTGAACACCCTCGTGCGTTTGAAGTCCTGTCCACCATGATGAAGAACATGGCAGACATCAACGACAAGTTGATGGAACTGAACAAGAAGAAAAAGGACGTAGAGAAAGAGGAACCCAAACAAGTCGGTACTACAAACAACAATCTCTTTATCGGGTCTACGACTGAACTCCAAAGATTTCTACAGAATGAACAAAAGGTGATTGATGCAGAGCCCATACGAGAAGAATAATTACCTTGGTAATCCTAACGTTAAAAAGGATGGGGTTAACGAGGAATGGGATTCTCACAAGGTTTCGGAATATCAGAAATGTATGCAAGATCCCGCATACTTTGCGAAGACCTATGTCAAGATTATATCACTTGATAAGGGACTTGTCAACTTCGACTTGTATCCATACCAAGAGAAAATGTTCCGACACTTCAACGAGAACAGATTTTCTATTGTACTCGCTTGTAGACAGTCCGGCAAATCTATTTCGTCTGTGGTCTACCTTCTATGGTATGCAATCTTTCATCCCGAAAAGACTATTGCAATTCTTGCAAACAAGGGTTCAACTGCAAGGGAGATGTTAGCGCGTGTTACACTCGCCCTTGAAAATTTACCTTTCTTTCTCCAACCGGGCTGCAAAGCACTCAACAAAGGTAGCATCGAATTTTCCAACAATAGTCGTATTATCGCTGCTGCTACCAGTGGCAGTTCTATCCGTGGTATGTCTGTTAACCTTCTATTTCTTGATGAGTTTGCTTTCGTTGAACGGGCTTCTGAATTCTATACTTCTACCTACCCTGTCATCTCTTCTGGAAAGGACACAAAGGTTGTCATCACATCTACTGCAAACGGTATCGGAAACACTTTCCACAAGATATGGGAAGGGGCGGTACAAAAAGTTAATGAGTATCAGGCATTCACAGTAAACTGGTGGGATGTGCCAGGCCGTGATGAGGAGTGGAAGAAACAGACTATATCAAATACATCTCAACTCCAGTTTGATCAGGAGTTCGGGAACACATTTTTCGGGACGGGTGATACTTTAATCAATGCAGAGACTCTGCTTGACTTTCGATCAAAACCGCCAATTGAAGTTCTCGAAGGTGGGAACTTCTTGGTATATCAGACCCCTCAAAAGGGTCACGAATACATCACCTTAGTAGATGTATCAAAAGGTAGAGGGCAGGATTATTCTACGTTTAACGTAATCGACATATCGGTCCAACCTTTTAAACAGGTTGCGGTTTATCGCTGTAACACTATATCTCCAATTCTCTTACCCAACTTTATCTATAAGTATTCGAATCTCTACAACAACGCATACGTAGTAATTGAATCAAATGATGCGGGTTCGGTGGTATGTAATGGATTATATCATGACTTGGAGTATGAGAATGTTCACGTTACCAGTTCAGTAAAAGCGTCTGGTATTGGTATTGAAATGAACCGTAAGGTCAAACGTCTGGGCTGTTCTGCAATCAAGGACATCCTTGAAAACCGCAAGTTGGAAATTGTTGATGAGAATACCATACTAGAGATATCGACGTTCGTATCGAAGGGTCAGTCTTATGAGGCGTCTGAAGGAAACCACGATGATCTCATGATGAACTTAGTACTGTTTGGGTATTTTGTCTCAACGCAATTCTTTGCAGATATGACCGACATCAACATCAAACAGATGTTATTTGAAAGAAGAATGAAGGAGATCGAAGACGATGTACCCCCATTCGGTTTTGTTGATACTGGATTAGAAAATATAGTTGAGGAACCGATTATAGAAAATGAGTGGCAAGTCTGGAAACAGGATAACTGGTGAAATTCTCCCTTTTTATAAATAAAAGTGTTGAATAGACCCGTATCATGTTAAACTCATAATTTGTAAACGAAAAAAGGAAAACAGTCATGGCATTAACCACACCGTCTGCTTCTCCTGCAATCACAGTCAAAGAGATCGACCTCTCAGGATTCGCTCCTAATGTCACAACTTCGACTGGTGCGTTTGTAGGTAAGTTTCGTTGGGGCCCGGCAGAGGAACGCACACTAGTAGCAGATGAAGCTGGTCTAGTGCAAGTTTTCGCCGCACCTAATGAAGATCATGCGACAGACTTTTTGTCTGCCGTGTACTTTTTAAAGTACTCAAACTCGTTGTTTGTTGTACGTGGTCACAATGGTTCTAAAAACGCACATTCCGGTTATGCCGCGGATGTGAACACCAGTGACTCCGGAGACAACATCGTAGTAAAAAACACTAATCACTTCGATACCACAGTCAAGAGTTCTCTCAATGCATCCACCAATAACTCTGGTGCATTCATTTCGAGATTCCCTGGCGCTTTGGGTAACGGACTTTCAGTAACATTCTGTCCTGCCGACAGTGCAGATCGTTACTTTAATCAATGGGACTATCGTGGTTCCTTTGACCGTGCACCCACTTCAAGTTCTTGGGCGACAGATCGTTCAGGTACTTTGGATGAAATCCACGTTGCGGTTATTGACCGCAAGGGTGAATTCACAGGTACGCCTGGCTCGGTACTCGAAACCTTCCCACACCTTTCAGTTGCAAAAGGTGCGGTATCTACAGAAGGTGAACCACAGTACGTGGTAGACGCCATCAACCAGTCTTCTGGATATATCAGAATGTCTGGTTACTTTGATGGTGACTCTGCATTCTCTTCCACTCTTGCTGGTGGACAGGGTATTGGTCAGTACTGGGGAACCACTCCTGAAGTAGATTCCGCTACTAACTTTAGTACAGGAACTTCTGGATGGTTGAATTGGGACTCAGACAATAACGCACTCATCAAACTTTCGAATGGTGCAGATGACACTGACTTCACCGCTGGTGATATTGGTACTGCATTCGACTTGTTTGAAGATACAGAGAACGTCACAGTAGACTTCCTGATCTCACCTGTAGGTAACGGATCAGTGAATGACAGTGACGCTGTTACTATTGTCAATGATCTTAACGGTATCGCACAACAGACTCGTAAAGACTGTGTTGTCGTGACTTCACCTAAGCGTAATGATACTGTTGGTGTCGCCGCTGGCACTGCGGTTTCCAATGCGGTTACGTTTGCAAATAGTTTGACAAACTCATCGTACCTAGTAGTCGATAACAACTACCTCAAGGTTTTCGACAAGTACAATGACAAGTATGTCTTCATTCCTGCTGCATCATCTACTGCTGGTCTTATGGCTGCAACAGATGCGGTGGCCGCTCCTTGGTTCTCCCCTGCTGGTCAACGTAGAGGTAATTATGTCGGTGTAACCGATCTTGCAATTACTCCTAACAAGACTCAGAGAGATACATTGTATAAGGCGGGTATTAACCCCATCGCCAACATTCCTGGCGCTGCAATCGTACTCTTCGGGGATAAAACCCATGAGAACAGACCTTCTGCATTCGACAGAATCAACGTTCGTAGATTGTTCCTTGCACTGGAGCGTTCAATCGCTGCCGCTGCGAAGAACATCCTGTTTGAATTCAACGACGAGTTTACTCGTGCAGAATTCGTGAACGTTGTCGAACCTCTGTTGCGTGAGATCAGGGGTCGAAGAGGTATCACAGACTTCCGTGTTGTATGTGACGAAACAAACAACACGCCCGCTGTGGTCGATAGAAACGAATTTGTCGCTTCCATCTTTATCAAACCCGCACGTTCAATCAACTACGTAACACTGAACTTTGTTGCAGTTAGAACGGGTGTCCAGTTTGATGAAGTTGTGGGTGCGGTCTAAGATAACAGGAGCTTAAGAAATGGCAATTTTAGGAGTAGATGACTTCAAGTCGAAGTTAAGAGGTGGTGGCGCTCGCGCCAACATGTTCAAGGCGACTGTTAACTTCCCCGCATATGCAGGGGGAGATGTGGAACTCACATCTTTCCTATGTAAGGCGGCACAGTTGCCCGCATCCGAAATGGGGGTTGTTACAATCCCGTTTCGTGGTAGACAGTTGAAGATCGCCGGTGACCGTACCTTCGGTACGTGGACCGTGACTATCATCAACGATACGGACTTCTTGGTACGTAACTCACTCGAACAGTGGATGAATGGTATTAATTCTCACCAAGCAAACACTGGTCTTACCAACCCCGTTGACTATCAGGCTGACCTGATCGTTGAACAGTTGGACAAGGATGGGTCAACTATCAAGACATATAATTTCCGTGGGTGTTTCCCAACTAACGTTGCGGCCATCGACGTGAATTATGAAACAGTAGATGCGATTGAGGACTTCACTTGTGAATTCCAAGTCCAGTACTGGGAGTCTAACACTACCAATTAATGGTGGTATAAGTATAAGGTACGGAGGGGTAACTCTCCGTACCTTCTTACTATAGTAGAGTTTGGAATATATGGCAGAGAACAACGGTATCAAACTTTTTGGATTCGAGTTAAAGAGGATCCAGAAGAAAGATAAAGAACAGG